GCCCGAAATGGGGCACCCTGTGGCTGGTAGACCACCGAAACCGACCGCGCTGAAGCTGCTCCAGGGGAAGCCAGGGCACCGTGCGCTTCCCAAGGGCGAGCCGAAGCCTCCCCCGGGGAAGGTGGAGTGCCCCGAATGGCTTGGGGTGGAGGAGCGGAAGTTCTGGGCCGAACTCGCGCCGATCTATCAGGCCATGGGCTGTTTGACCGTGGCCGACGTGACGGCGTTTGCGACGTGGATGTGTGAGTTGGCCAAGGTGAAGTGGTGCCAGGTGAACAAGGAGCCGGTGCCGGCTAGCGTGTCCAGGGCGGTCCAGAACTGGGCCATGCAGTTCGGTGGGACTCCAGCCTCCAGGGCCAAGGTGGCCGTGAAGCCCGAAGAGAAGAAGGACGAGTTTGGCGAGCTCTACGGCTGATCCCGTGACCGCGTATGCGCGCGAGGTGGTCCGCGGCAAGGTGCCGGCGGGGCGGCTCCAGATTCTCGCGGCGCACCGGCATTCGAAGGGGAAGTGGGCCGGCCAGGCATTCGAGCTTGCGCCGTGGCAGGCTTTCGTCGTGGGCAGTCTGTTCGGCTGGAAGCGGAAGGATGGTCTTCGGCGGTTTCGGACCGCCTATGCCGAGGTGCCGCGCAAGAATGGCAAGAGCACCTTGAGCGCCGGGATCGCGCTGCGCCTGGCGTTCTTCGACAAGGAGCCCGGGGCCGAGGTCTACTGCGCCGCGACAAAGCGGGAGCAGGCCAAGATCGTGTTCGACGAGGCCGCCCGGATGCGGGAGAAGACCCCCGATCTGAAGAAGCGGATCGCGGCCTTCGTTGGGAACCTCCACATCACAGCCACGGCGCAGAAACTCCAGCCGTTGGGCGCGGATGCGGACTCGACGGACGGGCTAAACATCCACGGAGCCGTCGTGGACGAACTCCACGCCCACAAGACGCGGGCCATGGTGGACGTGCTTGAGACGGCCACGGGAGCCAGATCCCAGCCATTGGTCTTCTACATCACCACGGCGGGGACGGATCGGAATAGCGTGTGCTGGGCCTCGCACGAGTACGGCGTCAAGGTGCTTGAGGAGATCGTCGAGGACGATACTCTGTTCGTCTTCATCGCTTGCGCGGACGAGGGAGACGACTGGCGGGAGCCGAAGACGTGGGCGAAGGCCAATCCCAACCTGGGGATCTCCGTCCATCTCGACGACCTCAAGCGCAAGGCGGCCCGGGCGCGGGAGATCCCGTCCGAGCAAAATGCCTTCCGCCGGCTGCACTGCAACGAATGGACGGAGAGCATCTCGGTCTGGATTCCCGACGACGTATGGATGCGTGGGGCAACCCCGGTGGACCCGGCGACCCTTCGTGGCAAGCCCTGCTACGCCGCCCTGGACCTCGCACAGACGAGGGACTTGACGGCGCTCGCGTTGCTCTTCCCGGACGACGAGGGGGCCTATGACGTGATCCTTCGGTGCTGGTGCCCGAAGGATCAGATCGAGGCCCGGGCCAGGAAGGACCGTGCGCCCTACCCGCAGTGGGTCGAGGAGGGACACCTTACCGCCACGGAAGGCGACGTGACGGACTTCGACTTCGTCGAGCGCGATGCACTGGAACTGTTCTCCGAGTTCGACCTCAAGGTGCTGGCTTACGACCGATTCATGGCCTTGCAGATCATCACGCATCTTCGGGACCAGTTGGGCGAGGGGCGTGTCGCGGCGTTCGGCCAAGGGTTCGTGAGCATGGCCGCGCCGACGAAGGAACTCGAACGCTTGGCGGTGGAGGGGAAGATTCGCCACGGAGGGAATCCCATTCTTCGATGGGCGAACCGTAACGTGGCGATCCGCATGGACCCCGCTGGGAACATGAAGATAGACAAGGCCAAGTCCACCGAGAAGGTGGACCCCATGGTGGCGCTCGCCATGGCCCTCGGGGTGGCGAGTGTTCAGGGTCGCCCGGCACCTTCGGTGTACGACAGTCGTGGTCTGATGGTGGTCGATGGGGGCTGAAGCCAGGGTTAACGACGGGCGCTGGCGGGATCGCAAGGTAGTTTTCGGGTACCCCTGCGGTGGTTCCGTGACGATCCCATTTCATGCGTCCGTGCTGAGGATGCAGGTTCACGAGATGGAGAAGCCACCGCGAGAGCGGTTGCTCCTGAGCGTCCTTCACGCGAGCGGGCTCTATGTCGGTGACAACCGCATGGTGCTGACGGAGCGGATGCTCGAGCGGGATGCAAACTGGCTGCTTCAGGTCGATACGGACATCGAATTCCCGCCTACAATCATCGAGACGATGCTCGCCTTGGCCGGGGACGACAAGAAGATTCTGGCGGCTTCTGTGCCGCTGGGATCGGCCTATCCCACGTGTGCGTTTCGCTGGACCGGCCAGCCGGGCATCTACGAATCGGTGCCGGTGAAGCACATGGAGCCCGTCGAGGTGGACGCCATCGCCACGGCCGCCATCCTGATACATCGTGACGTGTTTCTCGGCATGGCCGACGAGAGCGGGCGGGCGTGGTTTCACTCGATCCATCTCGCCAAGTCGCCGCCCGGGACGGCCCCCAGGGACTTTGCATACATCGTGAATGGCGAGGACATCGCCTTCTCCATGCGTGCCAAGGCCGCCGGGTTCAAGATCTGGTGCGTCCACGTGCCGGGGCTGAAGCACTACAAGACCATGCCGCTAACCCACGACGACGAACGGACCCGCGCGCTGGCGGCGCAGGACAGCGCCATGGGCGTTCTGGTGGAGGAGTAATCTATGGGCTACCTGGCGCGCCTGATGGAGTGGGTGCGGCCCGAGCAGCGCACCATACCGCTGGAGCGGTTCAAGGCTCTCGCCCTCATAGACGAGCCCTCGGCGGCAGGCGTGGTAGTGAACGAACGTACCGCCCTCTCTGTCCCCGCCTATCTCGGGGCCGTGAACTTCATTGCGAACGCCGTGGCCAAGGTGAACCGCAAGGTCTACCGCAAGCTCGACGACGACTCGCGGGAGGAGATCCCCGGGCACCCCGTCCTCAAGGTCGTGCAGCAAGGCCCAAACAAGTACGCCACGACTCAGACGTTTTGGCGGACCCTGATGGGGCACGTCCTGACCTGGGGGAATGGGTTCGCGGAGATCGAATGGGACGCGGCCATGCGGCCCATAGGTCTCTACACGCTCCAGCCGGACAAGGTGCAGGTCGTCGTGAAGGACGGCGAGCTTTACTACCTGTACGACCAGAAAACCATCCTCAAGGCCGAAGACGTGTTCCATGTCCCCGGCCTCGGGTTCGACGGCATCTGCGGATACTCCATCGTCCAGATGATCAGGAACTCCATCGGGCTCGCCATCGCGGCCGAACGTCATGGGGCCACGTTCTTCGGCAATGGTGCGTGGCCCGGGCTTCTACTGGAGCATCCGAACAAGCTGTCCCCGGACGCTTATGACCGGCTCAAGGCATCGTGGAACCAGATGCACCAAGGGCCGGACCGCGCCCATCGCATGGCCATCCTGGAAGAGAACATGAAGGCCCACGCCCTGAGCATTCCGGCCAAGGATGCCCAGCTCATCGAGATGCGTGAGCTTCAGGTGATGGAGGTGGCGCGGGTCTTGAACCTCAACCCCGCCTTCCTGGGCAAGAGCGGCGAGCGGCCGGGCGGGAACTACGAAGAGAGCCGTCAGGACTTGCTCGACAACACGCTCGACCCGTGGCTCGTGGCCATCGAGCAGGAGTGCAACCGTAAACTGATCTCGGGGGCGCAGAGTGGCACTGTCTACGTCGAGCATGTCCGGAATGCTTTCCTGCGGGCGAATGCGCAGACCCGTGCAAACGTCCAAAAGCTCTACCTCGACATGGGCGTCATCACGCCGGAGTACGTCGCGAAGCTCGAAAACTTCCCCCCACCGCCGCCGAAGGAGGAACCGATGACGCAGGAACCTCCCGATCCAGGCCCCGCCATGCCGCCGGAGTCGCCGCGGATGCTCATGGCGTTCCGGGCGTTGCTCCGCGATACCGTGCTGCGGTTCGTGCGCCGCGAGGCCGAGCGCGCCAAGCGGGCGGCCAAGAAGGGGCCGGGAGCATTCCAGGAGTGGGCCGAGGAGTTCTACGGCCAGTTCGGGGAGGCCCGAGGGCTCCGCGCTCATCTG